GGGACACCACCGGGTTCGTCGTGACTTGCGTACGGTCGGGTTTGCAGCAGCGTGAGGGGTACTGGTTCCGGCCGGTCGACGCCCCGGCTGAGTGGGAGGTCCCCGAGCTCGAGGTGAATGAGAAGCGTCGGGAACTGTTCCGCCGGTACCGGGTTTTGAAGTTGTACGCCGACCCTGCCTACTGGAATTACACGGTGGGTGATTGGGCGGCTCACGACCCGGATGTGGTGGAGGAGTGGTGGACAAATCAGCCTCGGCGCATGCACAAGATGATGGAACTGTACGCGGACGGGATGATCTCCGGTCAGGTCGGCCACGACTCCGTGCTCGGTGATGAAACATCATATGATGCGGGGGATTTGACCCGACATGTCGGAAACACGGGCCGGTTTTTCACCACTCTGATCGCGGATCAGGAGCGGGAAACCAGGGTGTGGACGCCGGTGAAGCTGCACCCGACCCGAAAGATCGACTTGGCGGTGGCCGGCGCCCTGTCGTGGCAGGCCCGCCTAGATGTGTTGGACAAGCTGCCGAAACGTAAGGGCAGCATCGGAGTGGTGAGGAGGGGTGGCTTTGGCTGATCTGTACGGCGCTGACTTGAGCTACGCCTACCCGTTCCTCGGTGTCGAGGATGAGCCGACACCGGAGCAGTGGTTCATGTATCTGCAGTCGCGGTTCACGTCGGTGGACCGTAACCAGTACTGCGACCGGCGGGACCGGCCGACGCAGGGAACCCGCTCCACTGTGACCAGGGATCAGTGGCTGGACACCTTGTGGTCCTACTACGAGGGTGATCCGCCGTTGCCGCAGATTTCGTTGGAGTACGCGGAGTTGTTCCGGGAGGTTTTGCGGAGGGCGCGCTGCAACTACGCCCCGATGATCGTCGGGCCGATGGTGGACCGGATGGAGTTGCAGGCGGTCGCCACCGCCCGTGACGACGACACCAACGGTGACGACATCGCAGCGGAGATCATGGAGGAAACCGGCTTCGACGCCATGTTCAAGGATCTGCTGGGGTTCGTGTTCGGGATGGCTGAGGGGTACGGCATGGTGGTGCCCGGCGCCGCCGACGGACCGACGTTGACGGTTGCGGAGGTGGATGGCACCCCGATCCCGATGCTGCACGCCATCGACCCGCGGCGCTGCTACGGCGAACCGGACCCCGACAATCCGACCCGTCTGCGGGCCGCGCTGGTGTACAGTTGCGATCCGCTGACCAGGGCCAGGATCGCGCACATGTTCCTGCCCGGACTCAAGTACGAAGCCCGGCAGAAATACGGCAGCCTGGCATGGAACTTCGTGAACCTTGACCAGCCTGAGGCGGTGCCCGACCTCAACGAGCTCGGCGGTATCCCCATCGTCCGTTTCGATAATTTCCACCACCTCGGCGAATACGAGCCGCACATCGACCTACTGGACCGGCTCATCGACATCACGCTGCGCCGCGACGTCGGAATGTGGTATCAGGCGTTGCGGACCCGCGCTGTCATGGTGGATGAGGAGGAAGACGACTACGACGAAGCCAACTCCATCGTCGCTGACCCGGCCAATCCGCCGAAGACGAAGACGGATTGGAAAGAGCTGAACTTGCAGGCCGGCCCTGGTGCGCTGCTGAAATTCCCTCGGGAAACCGAGCTTTGGGAGTCCGCGCAATCCGACTTCGGGTCGTTCATCAACGGGAAGATCGCCGACGTGCAGGAGTTGGCCGGGGTCACCTCCACCCCCGTCTACCTGTTCACCCCCAACGAGGCCCAAGCTAGCGCGTTGTCGGCGGGTTTGCAGCGTGAGGCGGCCACCTCCAAGATCAAAGACCGGCGCGCCCGCCTGACGCCGCGGCTGCGGCTGCTGTGGCGGATGGCATTCACCATGATCGGGCAGGCCGATCGGGCGCGCCGGCTTAAGTTTCATTGGGGTCCGATCGAATTCGTCACCCTGATCGAATCCGCGGAAGCGTCCAATCAGGCCACCGGCACCCTCTCGACGGAGGACCGTCTGGAGCGGTGTTGGCAGATGACCCCCGATGAGAGGGGCCGCAACATGCAACGCCTGACGGCTGAGCAGTTGGTCGCCCAGGTGACCGCCGCGCCTGCGGCGCCGCAGACGGCCCCGCAGGCGGCGACCCCGCCTGCGGCAGGCGGCAGCAACCAACCCCGTCCGCGGGGCAGGCCGACACCCGGTCCGCAGGCACCGGCGCGTGAAGCCGCAGCCACACCATGACCACACCTGGGCAGCCGACGGGTTCGCAAAGGCTGTCTTATGCTGATGCGCTCACCCTGGCGGCGACTTTGAACACCGCTGCCGTGTCGCCGCAGATCGTCACCTCCACTGTCGGTGGATTGTCGGATCAGGTCGCCGCCGTACGGGACCGGGCGCTGACGTGGGCGGTGCGGATAATCCAAGCGCTGTGGGCCAACACCAACCCATACGACGGTCACTCAGTGGCCGCGTTCGCGGCAGACGCCGGCCGGCGCACCATCACCGCGCAGACCGCAGCGGCCCGGTCGTCGGCCGCGTCGATCGTGCAGGGGTTGGCGGTGATGGGTGTGCACACCCCCGCCACCGCGTCGGATCCCGCCGACGTGCGCCGCTTCGACCCGGTCGACGGGAAACTAGCGGAACGCCCGGACACCAGCCACGTGGACTACACCGGCGCCGATCAAACCACGAAGGTCGATGTTGCCGATGAGGCGACGACCGACCAGATTTTCAACCGGGTCGCCCAAACCTACCGGTACCAGCGCAGCGTCGGCGCCGACCACGACATGGCTGATCGGGCGGCTCAAGCCCGCATTATCACCATGGTCGATGAGAACATTCAACTCGCCGACCGGCTGGCCGCCGCGCAAGTGTTGCAGCAAACCGTCGACCTGGATGTGCCCGGCCCGAAAATCATCGGGTACCGGCGCATCATCCACCCCGAACTGTCCCGCACCGGCACCTGCGGGCTGTGCATCGCCGCGTCCGACCGGCTCTACCACGTCGTTGACCTGCAACCGATACATGCCCGATGCAAATGTGAAACCGCTGCTGTCACAACAGACTTCGACCCGGGCAAGCAGTTGAATGAGGATGACCTGGCCCAGTTGTACCGGGCGGCCAGCGGCATCGGCGGCGACCCCACCACCGCCGCGCCATCCCTGAAAAGGGTGCGTTACCTGATCGACGAGCACGGCGAGCTGGGGCCTGTCCTGGTGCCAAACCGGGCGCACAAGCCGCGCAAAACCGTGCCCACCCAGCCGCGGCGCCGCAAAACCAAGGCAGCGAAGTGATCACCGTCTGCAGCATCAGGGAGATGCTGTACAGGCTAGCCGGGGGCGGTAAGCCCCGTGAGCCTGTCGACATGTCTCAGGTGCAGTGCGGGCATTGCGGCTGGATCGGGGCACCGCAGATGTTCGCGACGCATATGCTGACCTGCGAACTGCACCACTAGAGTTTCCGCCGTTACGGCGGCCCCAGGCCCGTTACGGGCCAACCCCCACCCCTTCCGATATGGGAGCCATCAATGTCCGCACCACTATCCGAGAGCACGCCGTCACCTGACGAAACGCCAGAAGTAGTCATCGAGGAAACCGGTGAGCAGCCAGACGATCCCGGTACGGGATTCCCGGCTAACACGCCGCTGGCCGAGATGACGACCGAGCAGCAACTCGCCTACTTCAAGCACCAAAACCGTCAGGCCGAGAATAAACTCGCCAAGTTCAAGGGTGTTACACCCAAACAGTTCAGCGAGATGCAGACCCGCATCCACGAGCTGGAGAACGCGGCCCTGTCGGCCGACGAGAAGGCGCTGAAGGAAGCAGTCGACCAGGCTAAGGCTGACGCGACCGCGGCCGTCGAGGCGCTGTACCTTCCCCGGCTGCAACTGTCCGACATCCGCGGTATTGCGGCGCCGATCCTCGACGCTGACCAGCTTGAGGGCTGGCTGGGCGGCATCGACCCGAAGCGGTTCGTCGGCGACGACGGCGAAGTCGACTCGGACAAGGTTATGACCAACCTGACCGCCATGTTCGGACGGTCACGTCAACAGCAGATTTCGCCGGTGCGGCAGTGGGGCCAGTACGGAAACAGCGGGACACCCAGCACCCAGCCGGGATCTGGTGGACGCGCTGAAGCGCAACGCCGATTCAACAAAACGTAAGCGGCGCAACACAATCTGATCAGACCAAAAGGAGCACCTCATGACGTCATACGGGGTTCAAACCACCGCCTATCAGGTGGAGAACCTGTCCTGGAAAGCGTCCGGCTTCGGCGATGAATATCATCCCGGAATCACGCTGGACATAAGCAAATTCACGGCCGGCACCCACTTCCCGAACGGCTACATCCCGTCCGGATGTGTGCTCGGCAAGGTCACCGCGTCCGGGCTGTACGGCCCTTACAACGATGCGCTGTCCGACGGCACCAACATCGCCGCCGGCCTGCTCATCGCCAGCGTGCGGGTCACCCAACCCAACGGCGCCAACGCGACCCGCGTCTCGTCAGGTCTGCTGATCCGCGGCGACGTGATCCAAGCCAACATGCCGTTCCAAGGCGCCACCATCGGCGCTATCGACGCCAACGGCAAGGCCGATCTGGTGGCCGCCGGTTGCCTGGTTCGGTTCGAGTAGAAGGGACAGAAAATCATGGCACTTTTCTTTGACGGTCCCGTCTCGATCGACGACGCGATCAGCTTCGTGCAACAGGTACCGATCCCGAGCAACAATGCGCTCACGGCGCTGTTCCCGCGACGCGACGTTACCGGCGACGAACTAGACTTCACCCAGATCACGCTGACCAACCGGATCGTGAAGTTCCGGCCGTGGGACGGCAGCTTCAAACCGGTTCCCCGTGACACCGGGCTGGAGAAGCGGGTCAAGATGCCCGCACTGGGTGGCTTCCTGGAGGTCGGCGAATACGAGCGCCGCCAAATCGAATTCGCCAACACAGGCGGCACTTTGACCAGGGCGCTGGTCGACGCGGTCTACAACGACCTCGCCAACCTGACCCGCTACGCCTACAACCGTATCGAGTTGGCGTGGGGCGACCTGCTGACCGACGGGATTCTCACCCTCAACGAGGGCGGCATCAACCAGACCATCGACTACGGTCTGGCCGGCGGGCAGAACGTCACCCCGGCGATCCTGTGGTCATCACCGGCGACCGCTGTCCCGTTGACCAACCTGATCGCCTGGAACGCCGTCTACGCCGCCGCCAACGGCGGTCAGGGGTTCGGCAGGTTCCTCACCACCACCGAGGTGGTCAACTATCTGATCAGCAACACGCAACTGATCAACGCGATCCGCGGATCCGCGGCCGGTGTGACCATGGTGTCGATCGACGAAATCAACAGGCTGTTCCAGGGGTTCGGCCTGCCCACCCTGGAGGTGCCGAGCCTCTCGGCGCAGAACGGCGGCTCGCTGTACAACTCGTCGATGGACGTCGACGGGGTCACCACCCGTGTGCTGGCCGCGAACAAGTTCATCGGCCTGCCAGCGGATCTGGGCACTTTGGGTGTCACGGCGTGGGGCACACCGACCACGTCGATGGACCTGGCGGCGGCCAAGAACGTGCAGGTTCAGGTGGCGCCCGGCCTGGTCGGCATCCTGGACCGCGAATCGGATCCGCCGTACCGCAAGCGAACCTATGTCGACGGTGTGGGTATGCCTGCACTGGTAGACGTTCGGAAACTGTTCGTCGCCACCGTCGCATAGGAGAAGGTTTTATGGCTAAGAAATGCGGTCCCTACGCTGTGCACGTTGTGGATCCCGACACCAACGAGGGTAAATGGTTCTACCCCGGTGACGACATCGACGCCGCGTCGGCGAAACTGATCAGTAACCCTTTGGCGTTCGAGGGCGGTGAGGCCGAACCGATGCAGACGGTCGGCTCCACTGGGCCGCCCCCGGCGCCGGGCACCAAGGGCGCCACCAAAGAGGCGTGGCAGGACTACGCCAACCAGCACCGTGTCCATTTCACTCAGGACATGAGTCCCAAGGAAATCTCCGACGCCTGCGCGGCTGCGGGGATCGCGGTCTGATGACCGACCCGGTGGATCCGGCGCGTTTCGCACATCCTGATGATGTGTCGGCGCGCTGGATCCTCGGCAACTGGACGGCTCCGGACACAACGGACTGGGATGCGTGGGCTCAGGAACGGATCGTCGACGTCGAAGCCGAACTGCTCGGTCTGGTGAAGTCGCTGCAGACGTTCGACCCGGCCACTGATCCGAGGCGGGCGCGCGCGGTGAAAACCCTCGTCGTGGACAAGGTGACGGAGTTGCGCGCCAACCCGCGCGGCGTGGCCAACGTCAACCAGTCGATGGACGGCTTCTTAGCGTCCGAACAGACCCGTGCGAACACCACCAGTCAGGCGATCTGGTTTTCTGAGCAGGAACTGGATTCGGTGCGGGTGTCGGTGACGCGACGCCGATTCGGAACCATCTACGTCGGGCCGGGACCGTACGCATGCCCTTAACGGTGCCGTTCACCATCACAGTTACCCCGCAGCGCCGCATGGTGGTGTTCGGGGAACCGGATTGGGTCGATCTGGAGCCGATCGACGTGTGCTATCTGCTGGATGATCCGCAGCCGATTATGAGCGAGTCGTCTTGGCGGTTCACCCAAGACGGCAAGCTCTATCCGCGGCGCGGCGTCGACCTGAAAGACGGCGACATGGTTCCGCTGCCGGAAGGCAAGTTCGGTGTGATCGGAAATGCGCAACTCGACTTCGTGCACCCGATGACCGGATACGACTTCGGGCGGGTCCGGTTTCACATCCGCCGAGGAGGCTAGCTTTTGGAGAACTATGTCTACGGCGAGCGCGGTGAAGGCTCCCCGATGCTGGCGGCGAAACTTATGTCCCCCCGGGACATCGGCGGGCCGCTCCGCGAAGCTGCCAGCATCGGGGCCGGACTGTATTCGGCGACGGTGGCCAAACGGTCCGGCGCTTTGGCGGCGTCGGTTCGGGTGGGTCCACTGTTCATCGGCGGACCTAAGAAGGACCGTCTCGAGATCACTGTGACGTCGGGTGCGGGCACGCCGCGCGGCGGCTACGGCGCCAGCCACGAGTACGGCATCGGCATCCACCCCCGCTCGAGGCCACCCACCGGGTGGATGCCGCAGAAAGCGGTCGACGACTGGGTGCGCGTTTTGGCCATCATGAACGCCATGTCGGCCGGCCCCACAAGGGGCGGCGGCTACGGGCGGGTGTCCGGTTGAGTGTCAGTTTCCCGCCGTGGTGGAAAGGGCTGCGGTGGGATCAGGTTCGGCTTTTCCGCGACCTGTTCACCAACCCCGCCAACAAAGCTGCCGACCAGTTGACGGGGATACGCGTGGAACCGTTCCCACCCGATAACGAGTCCATTCAAGCGTGGCTGAACGAATCCAACGCCTACCTGTTTGTGAACCGCAACGGAGGCCAAATCT